CCCGGACGTGTACGTTGTGCGGTGGGGCGTGAATGACAACTCGTTCGGAGTGAATGGAGAAATCGCGAACATTCGAGCCGGGCTGGCGTGTATCCGCAACGGCTGCACCGGCATTGCGGCAAAGACGGTGGACCAAGAAACAATCATTCTGGAGACTCCAAACTCGGTCAATAATTATCCTGAAGGACGCGACCCGATCTTTGAGGAACAGTTGAGAGCCGGTTTCGCGCAAGCCGCTAGAGATTATCAAGCTGTTTTCATCGACCTCTACGGCCTAATGGCCGACAACGACTTCACCGTGCAGACGTGCATGATGGATTGGTTCGGCTCTGGAGGCGTGACGGGTGGATACCCTCAGCAACACGTCCATCCGGGCGATTGCAAGTCCCCGATTTATAACCAGCCGCTTATCGACGCGCTGCTTGGGCCGCTAAATAATGCCTTTGGGCAGAGTGTGCAGAACATCCCCGGACTCACGGCCTCGCCCATTGCGTCGGCACCTCCGTCGAAGTACGCAAAGGGTGTGACGCTGAACAGTACGACACTGGCGAACGGATGGCCGTTTGCTGGACAAGCAATCACGATTTCGGCGCAGGACGGCACCGATATTGTGCAGTTCAATGCTCCCTACGCTGGCTCGACAACACAGATGAGCTATCGCACGGCGCAGAACGCGACCACATGGAACGGATGGGCAAGCCTTCCCAATCCTACCGGCTTCACTGCCGGATACGGTGTGAGCGGGTCGGGCTCGATTGGCACGGGACCGTATCTGGCGCTCGGCACGAACGGCTGGTACGAGCAGGTGGGCGCGGCCAATAGCTTTGACTTGTGGGGATACAACGGCGGCTGGCTGAAACTGCTGTCCATCGACAACTCCGGCAACATCAGCAACCAGACCGGCTCAGTCGTGATTCCAGCGGCGGCGACAGGCTCGGTGGGAACCGTGACCGGCAAGGTGGTATTGGCAAACGGGACACCCGGAGCAGGAAAGTACATAGACGGCGCTGCGGGAACCTGGACCACGCTGCCGAGCAGTGGCGGCGTAACAGGCAGCGGCACTTCGGGAAGCTTAGCTGCTTGGAGCGGGACAACCTCAATTGGCAATGCCTCAGCCTCTCAGGTTGCCTCTTTGCTTGCCTCGTTGACCGGCTGCACCACGGCCAACTACTTTTACTCACCCGCCAGCGGCAACTGTCAGGCGGGAGGCAGCAGTTCTGTGGGGTTTGACGCGATTACCGGAGCCACAAATACCACTGCGGCCATGGTGGTAGGCTCAGGCGCAAGTCTGGCGACTAGCGGCACAGGCACCATCACGGCAACCGGCTTGAGCGGAACGCCAGCCCTGCCGAACGGCACCACAGCCACCTCGCAAGGAGGCGGCGTAAACAATACCGACGTAGCGACAGAGGCCGACATCCAATCCAGTATCGCGGCGGGCGGGACTCTGCCGTATACTCCACTGGCCGCTTATTACGCATTCAACGCATCAGGGACCACGCTCACCGATTCGAGCGGAAACGGCTACAACGGCACCTTCGGTTACAACGGAAGCACCCCGGTAGCGGCCAACCAGCCCACTATCGTCAACAGCAATGCGATTCAGTTTAAGCCGACTCCGGGCGTGGATCAGTGGGTTGGTATTCCGTGCGCTGCGGTGAACAATTTGGGGGCAAGTAGCGGCACAATCCTGATGTATTTCAAAAGCAACTATCCACCGTCGAACGAGTGGGCTGAACAAACGCCCTATATGCTTGGCGACCAGAGCGGCTATGGAATCGTGTCGTATCCATCCCGCTTTGGCACGGTGGGGATGCTGACCAGCACAACCCTTTCAAACGGCGAACCCACGGACAGGATGATTGGAAACTCGTTCTTTTACGCAATCAATTCAGGCGGCGTGTGGAACTTCTATCCCTACGGCCATGGTGCCACGAGCACGCTGTATGCGCCTGCCGCTTTCACTTTCACATGCAGTTCCGGTTACGCCATGATCGGGCACTTGGGATCATCGGCGGGGCAAGCGGGCAACTACCTGAAGGCATGGAGCGGCAACCTCTACGCCATGCTGACCTTTACTCAATCGCTCACCTTGGCGCAAGCACAACAGGCTAACGCCTATGTGCAATACCTACTGGCACAGCACGGCGTGACATTCTCAGAGCCATACTATCCTTCTCAAGTCGTCTATGACGGCGATTCTCGAACGGCTTTCTATCTCTGGTACCAGCTTTCCGGTTCTCGGCCTTGGGCTGGAAGCACACTGGTTGCCGACAGTGAGCAGTTCTGGAATTTGGGGCGCTCTGGGATTACCGTGTCGACGATCAACAGCAGTTTCAACGCTATCGAAGCTCCGCTGCTCAACCGCTACGCCTCAGCCTCACGAACGGTGATTTTAGACGCGATTATCAACGACATCCATACAGGCACCGGATGCACGTCTACGAGCAGTTGCGCGACCCTGAACCTTATCAACACCTATGGCAACGATGTGAACGCGGCGGTGTCGGCGGGTGGCAGTGGAAGCAGCGGAATTACCAGCGTGTACGCCACACCCCTAACCTACAACGCAGCCAACTTTACCCCGGCAATGGAGACGGTACGCGAGACGACTGAGGCGGCTGTGCAAGCTGCGGTGGTGGCGGGAACCTTCCCCTTCAGCGGTGTCGATGATATTTACAACGACCCCATCGCTGCGACCCAATCAACGCCCAACGTATATGCAACCAGCGGCGCAGCGGCGCTGACGGTCAACACGTCCACTTACAATTCCAGCACCAGCGTCTATGTGATTACGCTGGCATCGAACGTGCCGCAGCAGTATTGCTATCCAGGCTCATCGGTCACGCTGTCAGGCATGACTCCCTCTGGCTGGAATGGCACATTCGTGATGATGTTGAGCAACTATAGTACCGGGGCACCGCAAATCGGTGGCGACAATCTGGGCTGCTTTGGCAACGCCTTTACGATTGCGACCACTTCGGGGATCACCAACGCGACCGTGTTGGGCAATGCGACATTTCCCAACGGCCAAGTGATTGCGGTTGCCTCAGCGACCTATCTCAATGTGTATCTGCAAAACAGCCGCATCGTGACCACCACGTTTACCGGCGCAGTCCCATCGTGGGAGTGCTACCCCGGCGCGATCTTCAATATGGCCGGTAACACGCCTTCAGCCTACAACGCAGTCATCAGCCTAATTTCCTGTTCCGGCTCAACCATCACGTATAGCCTGCAGAATCCAGCCGGTGCGCTGACTGTAGCAGGAACCGGAACCTACGAATACAACCCGCAGTGGTTCTATGACGGCATCCATGAAAATGGAGTGTTGGTAAACGAGATGGCCTCACAGGAGGCCGCGTCGAAACAAGCCGCGCAGGGCCGCATGAAGCAATGCACAACCATTACCAAAACGATCCCGTGGCAGGTGGTTGCTGCGACTCAGGCAACTACGGCGGCGCTCACACAGACGATTCCGCTGCTGTGGCTGCAACCGGGGTGGAACGTGTGCTCGGTCGCAGTGGCCGGCACGACGGCCTTTGCAGGCACGACCACGCTCACGGCGACAATTGGGGATTCTGCCGGCACGGCGACTCAGTACGCAAGTTCGTTCAACATGATGGCGACTGCACCAGCACCGTGGGTTCCCTACAACAGCGCCGTCACGACTCCGAGCACGGCGGGCGGGACGGTATCGCTGTACCTGACCTCGACCGGCTCGAACATTGCCGCCGTCAACGCGGGCGGCATGACGGTGAGTATCGGCGTGGTGAAGCCGTGAGTCAGAACGGTTTGTTTTAAGTGACGGGGCCACACCCGGACAGTAATCGCCGGACCCGTAGAAACGTGGCAGAACGAGAGGTTGAGGAATGAGATGGCCCAACACGCAGCGGGACTCGTTCAACAGCACATCGACCGTATGGATGGCTTGGATGGCCGGATACGCACACTGGAGGGCCAGATGGCAGGCATCGTAGCTGACCACACGCGAGTCATGGACGCGCTTTTTAATGGTGATGATGGAGAGCACGGCCTTGTTGCTTTTATGACTTCGATGAAGGCACAGATACGGCTGTTGATGGTCCTTGTCGCTATCGTGGGGGCAATCGCAGCCCTGACCGGCGCGGTGACAGGCGTTATGGTTTACCTGGAAGGCAGCCGCCAGATTCACAACGGGATCATCAAAATTCCTCATCTTTATGCGCCAGCCCCACTTGGGCAGGTGTACGCTAAATCCGAGACCGCCCCACAGGTACACCGGCAGTGTGCGCAGAGGACGGAGTCACAGTGATAACGCCCGCAGTTCCAGCCGTGCCGTACACGCCACAGACGGCAGTACAGGCGGCTTTACCGATTGCCGCAGCGCAGAAAGCAGATTGGCTGGCTTCGGTCAATGCATTTCCAGTCATCGGAAATATCACACTTCCATGACGGTGTTTTGGTAGGCTATTGGCAGGGAATCGCTTCACAAACGGCTGGGGTAATTCTTCGGCCTTCTAACAATGTTTCAAGGAAGAAAACATGATTCTACCCGAGCCTCAAATCAATCCGCATACTGAAATTACGCCGGAAGAGGCAAAAAGTTTTCTAGCTTCTGGGTCTTGGGCAAACGTAGAAGACGCCGCGCTGAAACTCGTAATCCAAGATACCGAACGAGCCGAGGCAGAGGAGCAACGCAGGTCGTGGGTAATGCAGTGGCAATCTAGCCGCGATCTATATACCAGCATAGCTTCTCCGGGGTATTTTCCGGATAACCAAGTGGCTTCTTCGGTTAATTTTTTCACCGTAGCCACGGCGGTTAACGGGATCAATCCTCAACTTTTGGGAGGGTTGTTTTATGAAAACCCTCCTTTCATGGTGCAGGAACGCCCCGGTACGACGGCTCAGTGCGCCAGAGCCGTGTCAGCGTTGATGGCTTACCAGCTAGAGGACATCAACTTCAGGGAAGAACTTCGTCTCGGAACCATGAACTGTTTGTTGTTCGGGACAGCAATATTCCAAGAAGGATGGGAGAAGTTTACCCGCGAGCGGAAGATTGTCAAGCGCAAGACTCCGGAAATAGTTATACCCAGCAAAATTCCGGGAGCCCCTGACACCCGAATTGGGGATGACGAGCTTGAAGTCGAGGTCATCGAGGAAGTCATTGACCGACCCACGTTCGAACACATCGTCAACCTGCGTGAAATCTTAGTTGATCCTGGTCTAGAAACTCCAGACATTCGGAAGGCGAAGTACGTCATTCGCCGCCGGTACATGACGTGGGACGACATCGATAAGCTTCGCGACCGAGAAGGGTACAACATCCCTTCCCGCGAGAAAATGCTTGAATTGTTCCTGCCTCCAAAGGAACCAGTTGAGTCGAATCCGCAACAAGATGGAGGACGTAACCCTTTGTGGGACGCCCGAGCCGAAGCCCCGTGGGAGGCTACAACCGCTGATCCGTTCCAGCAACCGTTGGAAGTTCTTGAACGGTGGGACAATAAAACCTACATCGTAGTCATCCAGAAAAAATTGGTCGTTTACAACGACTGTAATATCTACGGTAAAATCCCGTTCCTGTCTATTGGATGGTGGGACCAACCGGGCAGCTTCTGGAGCCTTGGGTTAGGACGAACTATCGGAACCGAACAGCGTGTTCAGGCGGGTATCACTAACCTGCTGATGAACATCGCGAACCTGAAGCTCAACGCTCCGTTGGTCCGTGTAAGAGGCAAATCGGTTCCAACACAGAGTATCCGTATCGGTCCTAATAAGATGATCGAGGTGGATGCTAAAGGCGATCTTGAGCCTTTGAAATTCGGAGACCCAGTAGTAGAAGCAAACCAGCTTTTTGCTATGTCTCAGCAACGAGTGGATACCGTTTCGGGCAACAACCCGATTACCGCTCAGGGCATGGCAGGGGCCTCCGGACACTCGAATATGGCGAGAAGTTCCGCCGGAGCGCAAGCCCTTACTCAAGGGGCCTCGAACGTAATCTCGGACTGCATCGATAAGCTCGCGGCACAGGTAATCGTTCCGTTCTTGTACGACGTGCAGGAAATGAATCAGGCGATGTTGCCCTATTCCCAGCTAAAATACATCATGTCCGAAGAACTGAAACACGACTACGTGTCACAGGGCGGGGACTTAATCGACATTTTGAATGCTCGGGTTAAGTATTCTATTCTCGCAGGGAGCAAGATGCAGACCCGTCGGAATATGGCTCAAGGGTTGCCAATGCTGTCTCAGTTCCTGTCTAATCCTGAAGTCTTGCAGCAGTTAAGCATCGAAGGCAAGAAGGTAGATGTCAACGAACTAGTCAAGATGTGGTTCGAGGCAAGCGACTGGCGGAACATGAACGATGTCATCATTCCGATGACTCCCCAAGATTTGCAACGACAACAACAGCAGTCCCAGGGCGGGGCGATGCAAGTCAAGTTCCAACAACAGCAAGCGTTGTTGGCCCAGAAGGCGGCAATGCAGTCACAACAAGCCGACGCCGAAAATATTGCTCGGGCCGCGAGAGATGTTTTGCGGGAAGGGTTCAAAAAAGCAACAGAACCAGAAGAACTTACAGGAGAACCCAGCGCCACTACTGGTTTCGGATCACTAGTATAATCTAAATTCAGTTTGACTCCCTAACCCGTCCGGATAACGGACAACCCGCGAGCACGGATTGTGCTTAGGAGAACGAATGCCACAACCTAATTTTGCAAACATCGAAGGTGCGGCCCCCGGCTCAAACTTCGACAACCTGTCCGAAGACGAGTTGCTGAAACTCATCAATCAGGCTCACCAAGTCAAAACAGGAAGGAGCGGACGATTGTACTCCGTTCCCCCGCCCCCTCCGAAACGAGTCGTGAATCTAGATCAGTATTTCAGGGGACCTGAATGAGCTATCTAGATCAAAACGACATAGATCGTGACCTATCTCTATACGATATGGGGCGAAGTCTCCGAGCGGTAGTTCATACCCCCGGCTGGGAAATTGTCCTTGATACTCTAAAGTCGTATAAGGATCAGGCGGTCGAAGACCTTGTAGCCCTCGCTCCTGGGGACCCTACCGTACCCACGGTTCACGCCGCCGCCTCCGCACTGTCCGACCAGTTCTCGAAGTTCCAACAAGACATCGACCGAGCAATAGAGTTCGCGGCTAACCCTCCGGAAGCCCTTCAGGAATACCTAGTC